TCCAGCTCGATTATTAGCTGCTCTGTTGACATTATTCAATTGCTCCGTTTTGTTTTCTTTGATGATATAATGCCAGAGATATATCAGTGAATGATGGCTCTATATCTAACACATAAGTTGTTTCTATAAAATCCATTGCCCATGCATCAGGTGGTGAAACACCAGCTTTTACCAATGCTTTCCACCAGCCAAAGTGATCAAAATCCTCTACTTTCAAATTGGATTTTAATCTTGCCCCACCTCTGAGGGGCATAAAAGCTTTTTTGCTTTTATGGCTTCCTCCTCATACATTTTATCAATATCCAGAAGTATTGAATAAATAATATATGTGTACGGCTGCGCATAATTTGAATCACTAGAAACTGGTCGCCAGCCTACGCGATCACATGCATCCGCAATTTCTGCCAATGTCAAAGCCGAATTACACTGTTTAGCTAACACCCATAACAATATCGCTCCGTCTACATCATCAATATGTTTGCCAATAGCAGACATCAAATCAAACGCTGAACCGTCTTGGTTATCATGAACTATACTCATAACACCTTGAATAGTTGACCAAAGCCCCCGGCCAGTTTCACGCTTAAATTCGCGCTTCGCTGACCAAGTGACTTTGTAATCATAATCTTTATAACAAAGACTAAACTTCATCTATGCTGTAGGTGCTGTGTAAGTGTAGTCGCCAGATGTACTGAAGGTCACAGACATTTGAGGAACACCGTTTACTGGTGCTGCATCACTACGACCTGTTACGCTCCATGTTGCACATTCCCAAGACTCGCCACCAACTGCACTTTCAACAACGCCGGGTATTTGTGCGCCACTTTCAATTGCTGCTTTGATTGTGTTTTGCACAGTTTCAGCTAATAGTGTAAAAGTGCCTGCAAACGTTATTTGCTGACCTGCAACAAAGTTGTCAAACAATGTAACCTTGCCGCCATTTGATTTGTTTGTGATGTCAACAGGTGCGCCGTTTTGCGTCATTGTTCCATCAAGTTGTCCAGCGATCACAGCCTCTGATCCTGATGCGCCTAATTTGATTATGTAATCGTTTGATCCAGCCATTTTTAATACCCTTTTTTAAATAATTGTTAAGTAAGTAATTGATACATCGCGCTTAAACCATGCCTCGTTTTCTGAGCCTGAATTAACCGTTGATTCTAAAATGTTTATAGTTTGCCCATTATATACCTCAACTGATCCGTAAGCAAAACCACTTAATATATCATCTATTATTTGAAGTTGTGCTGTGTCAGATTGTCCACTATCTAATTTTACATACACGCTAATTTGAAATATGCCGCGCCTTTCTTGTATTGCCGCAAGCTCTTTGCCTGTTGTTTCTGATGTCGCTGGTATAAAATAACCAGCTATAAATTTACTTTTACCCTTTGGATCAAAGTCGCTGTTTTCATAGCTAATATCAGCCGCAGTTATTCCAGTAATTGACGTATTTATCAACCGTTGGATCAATGCTTGTCTTGTGTCAAAATAACTCATAATGTTTTTATCTTATTTTGCATTGCAATTAATGTGGTTCTAACCCACCCACCCGGTGCTTGCTTGCTGAATCCGCCTTCTGACCTTTTGACGTATTGTTTCTTTTTCTTATCCCAAGTGCCTTTTTTAACCGGGTTAGGATAACCGCCGTATTCTAATGATTCAATGTATGGCAAATTATTTGTAAAATACACTTTATTATTAAACACATGATCAGGCATTTGCCTTATTGACCGAATAGCGCCAAGCCCTTTGCTTTTACTGGTCGTTGTTTTGCTTGAAGGTGTTCCCATACTCAAAAACCAATTGTTTCGCGCCTTGCCTTGATCAACTGGTGTTCCCATCACAACATTAAATAAACCTGACAAATATACGCCGCGCAAATCTTTGTTGATACGCTCCATACTTTCATCTGTCAGCTTTTTGACATTTTCACGGCCTATTAACGGCATTGCTATTGCTGCCTGCATTGTGAAATATAAACTAGTGGCTCTGATGCGGGTGCGCGAACGTCAACAGCCACCACCACGTAATCGGTTGCGCCCTGTCTAATTATATCATTTTGGGATACCGCAACATCAGAATTGCTTACAAGTTGTCTGTCACCCGCTTGTATGTTTATGTCAGTCAAAAATTTGTCATATGATTTGAATATGGCTTTATATAACAAAGTGGTTGATTCTGTAACCGATGGAGCAAGTGGTGTGCCTGTGTTAGTTTTTACGACTAAATAAACAGGCTCACTTGTAGCAGATCCAGTTTTATTGAACCCCTTGGCTAACCCGCTTTTAATTTTTGCTTGTATATTTTCCGCGCTCATTACACGCGAACCATAATATTGTCTGAGCCGTTATTTACTAGAAGTGGATCAAGATAAGCATCGGCTCTATCTGTTCTGACCTGCTCCCAACTTCCGCCGCTGTGATATGATTCTGAGTAAACACCATCAACGCTAAATGATGCTAGGTTTTGAGTTGTACCAGTCACCAACAACGCTGATTTATTTGACTGCACCGCCAATTCCATTTGCGCTTTTTTTAGATTGCTTGGTATCGCATTGTTTGCAACTTTGAAATTGTATTCACAAACGCCCTTTCTTGGATACATTAAATCTTGAGTGGCATTAATCCGCTCGCCTTTCATGCTTTGTTCTTTGCTGAATAAATAATCTACTGCAAGAATTAGCAATGAATCGCGCTCGGCTTCTGTCGCAGGTAAAGCAAATCCTCTAGCCGTTGCGTATGTTTGTAATTCAGCATCAGTAACAAAACTGTTAGCGCCTGTGACTATTGTGCCATCCTCAATTATTAGTGCCATTTTATGGATTCTCGTTAAAAATTAATGAATAAACACCAAGCGAAGATCCTGATCCGCCCAGCTTTGAAAATGACAAATAATAAGTGCCAGCCGCTAAACCTCGTCTGCCCATAGCGCCTGCAAAAACTGTTGATCTTTGCGCTGTCGCCGATGCTGACAATGCATTTAATGTTTCAACGGGTGGTTGTCCAACATTTGGAGTAAACACGCCGCCTGTGTCTATTGTAACTTGCCCAGTGTAAGCACTGGCAGTTGATTGAAAATTGTTTTTGAATATCGGCACAACAGTATCAAAAGTGCCCGAAGGTGTGCCTTGTATGTCTCTATAAGCTTCAAAAGTAATGCCGCTTTGATGTGTCTCAACATTCTGAGCGACAAGCTCAAAATCAACCGGGCTAATTACTCTTAAAAAAACTGTGTCGCCGTTGCTTACTTCTAGCGGGTAACTTATTCTGAATTGTTGACCGAGTGCATACGCTGGATCAGCATCCTCAACTTTTATTCTTCGCTTATCAATAAAATCATTTGTAACAATGTCATTCGGTATGCCATGTATTGAGTATCTAGCGCGAGTTGTCATTATTGATCTTCTTTACGTTTCTTGCGTTTTTTTTGAACGTAAAACGCTCTAAATTGTTTAGAGTCAGGCTTTGCAAATTTTTCTTTGCCTTGCTTTTCTTCATCAGCCATTTTATTTGCCCTTTGATTTATTTTTTCTGCGCTTGTTCTTGGAATAATTAGCGCCTTTTTTTACTTTTTTATTCATCATTATCTATTACAATTTTTTTTGCTGGTTTTCTTTTTGGTTTTGCTAATGCTGTTTTTTTAGCTATACGTTGTTTTGCTATTTGAATCAATAGATCATCCGCTTCTATACGCGACCCAATCTCATTGCCGTCTTTATTTTTAGCCATGTCAATTCCAAATAATTAAATTTTATTTATTATAGCACACAAAAAAAAGCCCACCAACATGGTAGGCTTTTAAACAATTACAACATTCTAGTTAGTAACTAAGAAGGCCAAAGGAATTGTTTTGCGTGACTGTGTAACACGATCCCAAGTTGCCGCCAATCTTAGCTCGGCTAATGTATAAGATACGCTGGTAGGCGTTCCAACATCAGCAAAACCAAACGGGTGTAGCAACCAAGTTTTACGCTCACCAATTTCATTAATACCACCACCGTTGCCTTGCTTGGCTTCGCGGTTAACTTCAACAGGCAAATATGGAGAACCTTCACCATAAGCAAACGCACCCGAACCAAACAGGATAGAAGTGTATTTAAATCCATCAGTTGAACCCGCTGTCACTGTCATACCATCATCTTCAATAAGGCGTAAACCTTGGAAGGTTGGAATGGTCAAACGGCCTTCACTATCAGGAATGAAATCAATATCGTTGTTTTTACGCAACTGACCCATAACTTTGGAGTGAACACATAGCGAGTTAAACATACTACCAGCATCGCCAGCAGTACCAACAGCATCAACAAAAGAATCAACGTTAAACTTAGTCGATGCCGTTTGTGCTGCAATAGACTCGGCGGCAACATCAATAACCATATCGGACGAATCGTTTGCAACGTTATCAGCTAAAATGCCGTCACAAGATGCGACCAAGCGACGTTGCCATTGACGTGTCCAGTAAGTACCAAAACGGTTTGCAACTTGTTGGTTAGGTGAACTACCTGCCAATTCACCAGCTAAATCTGCGTTGCTGTACCACTGGTTTAAATAAGCAGAACGAGCAACTTGCTTGCCAGTTGCAAGCTTATTAGGCGTTGCACTGTTTGCAGTGTCATCAGATACGTTTGGCTCATCGGTTGGATCTAGATCGTGCCAAAAAGGGAGGTTAATTGTATTACCGCCTTCAAGGGCGCTAGCATCTAGCATAGCGTTACGAATTATGACACCTGATTCATAAAACGCGGTTAGTTCTGGAAGATCTTCAGCAGTATAAGTACCATAAACTTCCGGGACGATCACGTCACTAATTTGTGTGGTTGACATTATTTTTACTCTTTATTTTTGGCGTTAAGCTTCTGCTTTTAGCCTATTAAATTCAGTTGGATTTTCACGTAACAAAGCTAATCGCTCTGAATCGCTCATATCCTTCATTTGTTTTTTCGTTGAACCTCCTCCGCCACCTGAGCCATTGCCACCCAAATTGCTTGCTGCAACTCGACTCGCTTTGCCTTGTGGGGATTCTGCCCAAACTTTCATAAACTCACTTAGTGATTGCTCGCCGATCATGGCTTGACCATCGACAATTGTTGCTTGTGCTGATAATGCTTGCTGTATCAAAGGCATCAAATCCTTAGAAACATCATATTGCACAAGCTGGGCATTTAAGCCGTTATCAACTAAGAGCTTGTGAATTAGCGCGTCTTTTTCAGTCGTGCCAGCCTTTAGTTTTTCCAATGCGTTATTGTATTCGTTCTCTTTGAGAGTAAGCGCACCTTGATAATTCTCTTTTGA